TCTGCCAAATGGAGGCAGGATTCAGCTGCTTGGTACTGAGAGACCAAATAGCCTTAGAGGACTGGCCATAGATTTTTGCGTGATGGATGAGGTAAGTCAATTCCCTCCCTCGCTGTGGAATGAAGTAGTTAGACCAGCATTGGTCGATAGGTATGAACTTGGTCAAAAAAAAAATTTTTTAACTGGGGGGATGATCGCTATTGGCACTCCTCAAGGACACAATGCCTTTTTTGATCTTTATGATTATGCCAGTCACAATGCTGATTGGTATGCTGAAACATTTAAAGCAAGTGAAACAGGTATTATCTCTGAGCTTGAACTTAATGAAGCTAAAGCCTTAATGCCAGAAGAGGTCTATGAGGCAGAATTTGAATGCTCGTTTGATTCAGCTGCAATAGGATCTATCTATGCAAAAGGCTTAACAAAAGCCGAAGAAGAAAAAAGAATTACAAAAGTCCCTTATCAAACAGATGTTAAGGTTTCAACTTTCTGGGATTTAGGAATGGCAGATAAAACTGCTATATGGTTTGTGCAACAAGTAGGATCAGCATTCCACATAATTGACTATTATGAGGATAGTGGCGAGAGTTTAGAATTCTATGCAACTGTCCTGGATGAGAAAAAATATATTTACAATACACACTTCCTCCCACACGATGCTCAAGTAAGAGAGCTTGGGACTGGAGTTAGCCGAGTAGAGACAGCACAGTCTTTAGGTATGCGAACTTCCATTGTTCCCAAACTCTCTATTGAGGATGGTATTAACGCAGTTAGAATGATTCTAAGCAGATGTTGGTTTGATCACGATAAATGCAAAGATGGTCTAGATGCTTTAAGGCAATATCGATGGGCTACAACAGAACGAGGAGAGCTTAAAAATAAGCCAGAACATAACTGGACTAGTCACGCAGCCGATAGTTTTAGATATTTTGCTGTGGGCAATCAGCAAAGTACCGAATGGTCAACAAAATTAAAATATAACAACGCAGGAATAATATGAAACCAAAAGACAACAAGTTTCATAAAGGCAGTTCTAAAGATGGCAAACATTATTGGCTTACTCCACCAGAGGTGTTAAACGAATTAAATAAGCTGCATAATTTTGATTTTGATCCTTGTCCTTATCCTCTTCCAAATGGTTTTGATGGATTAACTTGTGAATGGGGGAAATCAAATTATGTAAATCCTCCTTTTGGATCAATTATGCATAATGGTAAAAAAAAAGGTGCAACTGCATGGGTAAGAAAAGCTATTGAAGAACATGAAAAAGGGAAAGATATAGTTTTTGTTTTTCCCATAGATAAATGGATATTAATGTTAATTAAAGCAGGTGCAGAAATATCAAATTTAGGAGATATAAAGTGGTTAGCAACAGAAGATGGCTCTCAAGGTAAGGGTACTGGAAGACACATTGCTTGTTTCACTTTAAAACATAAGAAATAGAAAGAATTAATGGCAAAATTAACAAAAACAAAGCTACTAGCTTTAATTTCACAGGAGATACAAAGTTCTCTTGGCTTTTATTCTAGTGATTTATCAACGCAACGCAAAGAAGCACTAAAATATTATCTTGGTGAGCCTCTTGGCAATGAAGTAGAAGGTAGATCAAGTGTAGTTTCGCAAGATATATTAGAAGTTGTTGAGGCTATGTTGCCAAGTTTAATGCGAATGTTTACGCAATCAGACAAAATGGTTAACTTTGATCCTCAACAAGCTGAAGATGTGCCTTATGCAGAGCAAATAACTGACTATTGTAACTTTATTTTTAATAGAGATAACAATGGTTTCGAGATTTTGCACTCCATGTTTAAAACTGCCTTGCTTCAAAAGAATGGTTTTTGCAAAGTTTATTGGAAGAAGTCAAAAAAACAAAAAAAAGAGTCCTACAAGCACTTAGATGAGACGCAATATCAAGCATTATTAATAGATGATGAGATTGAACTGCTTAATGTTGAAGAAATATCTGAAGTAGATGGTATTTTTTATGATGTAGAGCTAAGACGCACAGAAGAATATGGCAGATGCCAAATAGATCCTGTGCCACCAGAGGAAATCCTTGTATCAGCAAGAGCAAAAAATTTAAAAGATTGCAATTTTATCGCACACAGGGTTGCTAAAACAGTATCCGAGTTAATTGACATGGGTTTCAATAAAAAAGATGTTGAAAATCTGCCAAGTAGCGAAGAACAAATCTATAATACAGAGGCTATTGTAAGACGCAGCTATGATGATCCATCAATGGATCTAGAAATTTCTAATATTGACTCTTCACAGCGAGTTGTTCAGATAACTGAGTGCTATATGAAAGTTGATATGGATGGCGATGGCATTGCCGAGCTAAGAAAGATCATTGTTGGAGGTAGTGGCTATAATAATTACATTATTTTAGAGAATGAAGAAATAAATAAGCTGCCTTTTGCTATGTGTGTGGCGATACCAATGCCTTTTAGGTTTTTTGGTCTATCCATGTACGATTTATTAGCTGATGTGCAGATGATGAGTACAACAATCATGAGAAATACTCTTGATAATATGTATTTTCAGAATAACGCAAGGACTGTTGTTGTTGATGGCCAAGCAAACTTAGATGATTTGCTTACTTCAAGAGCAGGAGGCATTGTTCGAGTTAAATCGCCTAATGCTGTCACTCCTTTGCAGACTCCAAACTTCTTAAACGATGGTTTATCTATGATGCAAAAGATAGATGAGCTAAAAGAAAAGAGATCTGGTGTACCAAATCAATTAATGGGACTTAATCCAGATACAATTAACAAATCACATACCACAGCACAGTCTGTTAATCAGATGATGAACAGTTCTACGCAAAGAATTGAGCTTATTGCCAGGTCTTTCGCTGATGGAGTAAGAGATATATTTGAAAATATACTTGCTGTTGTATGCGAATATCAAGATCAAGAGAGAATAGTTAAATTACGAGGCGAATTTATTCCAATGAATCCTCGACAATGGACTGATCACTATGATTGCACAACACAAGTTGGATTGGGAACAGGAAACCAAGATCAACGACTAGAAGTTTTACAACAAGTTTTAAATGTACAAGAAAAATTAATTAACATGGGTGGGATGGGAATGGTGACTCCACAAACAATTTATAATACTTTAGAAAATTATTTACAAAATAGTGGATACAAAGATGCATCACAATTTTTTAATGATCCATCACAACAACCTCCACAGCCACCTCAAGAAGAAAAACAAGATCCTGCATTGCAATTAGCAGCACAAGAAATCGAAATGAGAAAACAAAAGGCTATGGCAGATGCAGATTTTAAAAATAGAAAATTAGAAGCTGATAATCAATTTAAATCACAAAAAATGAACTTAGATGAACAAAAATTGGCAACCCAAGTAGTCAAAGAACAAAACATTAATAATTTAGAAAAAGAAAAATTAGCTTCTAAGATTCTAGAACAAGGTATGAACTAATGGCAACTTTTACACCTTTTATGCAAGGCACTAAAGCTCAAGCAATTATAAATGATTTTCTTGGAGGCAATTTAGTAACAAGTCCAAATGTAAATACAGCAGGAAAGTTTAGAAATCCAAAATATGATATACGAACTGAACAAGAAAAAGCAGGAACATTAGATCCAACAGCAGATTTTCCAAATTCTCAAATAGATTTTTCTTCTGTGCCAGATGATACACCTGTTGATCCTTGTCCCACAGGCTTTCAATTAATTGATGGAGTTTGTCAACCAATAGAAAACTTTGGTCAATCAGCTTATGATGAACAAAGAGATAAAGATGATCCAGAAGAAAGACCATATATGTCTATTGATCAAATGAAAGATGCAACAGATGAAGAATTACTTGATTATTTAACAAGTGGTTTTTTAAAAAATAGTCTTTTAGGTTATTTGCCGAGCAAAGGTAGTCAAGTCACATTAAAAGGCACTATGCCTAATATGTTATCTCTTGGTTTAAGTGCATTAGGTTTAAATGATTCAGCACTAAGAGAACAATTTATTAAAAACGAATTAATGAAAAGAGGTTATTTCACAGGTCAATTTGATAATAATAATAATCCTATATTCGATATTGCTAATAAAAATGTAAACACAAATGTTGGTGGCATAGAAAGTATGTTACCTGCTAATAATATGAATGAGCCAGTAACCGATGTATTTGGAGACACTTACCAACAAGTTTATAATAGTGGTACAGGCGATACAGGTTATTCATTTGTATCTGGAACTCCTTTACCTGCTGTTTCACAACAAACTCAAGGTGGAGTAAATTATGGAACAGGCAGAGGTGGTACATCAAATAATCAAATGACTGGTGGAACTGTTATGATAGGTGGTAACGCATTTAACCCACAAACTAACCCAGAAGATGATTACGATGATGAAAGTTCTGGAATTTAATGGATAAAGAAAAAGAAATACAAAGAGGACACAAAGCAAAAGCAATATTAGACGATCCACTATTTGTGGAAGCTATACAAAAAGTTTCGAGTGAGTTAGATGCAGAATGGCTCAACTCACCGATAAGAGACACAGAGGGAAGAGAAAAAATTTACATGATGAAAAGAATGTTAAATGTCCTTCTGGTGCAAATCCAATCTGTAATGGAAACAGGTAAATTAGCCTCCAAACAGATTAATAAATAAAAGGAGTTATAATGGCAGATACACCTCAAGAGGAGTCTGTTGTTTCACAACCAACCTATAAAACGGATGAAACAACTCAAGCATTCGCTACCCTATTAGAAAAAGAAGAGACTGCAAGGAACGAAGAGCTTGAAACAACTACATCGGACAAAGGAGAAGTCGATCTTAAAGAAGATAACGATGATCCCTTAATGGAAGATGTGGATGTTAATGAAGAAGTAGTAGATAACGAAGAAGCCAGTTCTGAAAGCGAAGAGACACTTTATGATGTTACTGTTAATGGTGTAAATCAAAAAGTTAATCTCAATGAGCTAATGAAAGGTTACTCTAGGGAATCAGACTATACCAAAAAAACGATGGATTTAAGTAATCAACGCAAAGAGGTTGAATCAATGCAAGAAAACTTAAAGAAAGAGTTTGACGCAGTCAAAAGTTCTCGAGATCAATATGCAACACAATTAGAAATTTTAACTAATAATTTGCAACAAGAAGAGAAAGTAAATTGGGATCAGCTTTATCAAGAAGATCCTGCTGAGTATGTACGCAAAAAAGCAGAATCAGATAAACGCAAAGAAGCCTTAGATAATGCTCGTGAAGAGCAAAAAAGGATTCAGCAAGAACAACAAGCAGAGCAAGAGAAAGTATATAACGAGTATATTGCTAATGAAAGAAAAATCTTGTCTGAAAAACTTCCCCAATATGCAGACAAAAATAAGAGTGCTGAATTTACTAGACGATTAACAAATTTTGCAAAAGAAAGTGGTTACTCTGATCAAGAAATTGCGATGATGGTTGACCATCGTGCAGTTTTATTGTTAGCTGATGCTTACAGATATAACCAACTTAAAAAAACAAAACTTGCTGATAAGAAAGTAAACAAAACTTCTAAGGTTGTCACTTCTAACGCATCTAATATTAGAGAAGATTCTGAAGTGAATCAAAATATTGATAAGAGAATGTCGAGACTCAAAAAATCTGGACATCTCAGAGATGCACAATCGGTGTTAAAGGAGATGTACTTTAACGAATAGGAGATAAGTATGGCTCTACCAGCTAATACAACAACTACCTATACTCGTGTTGGTATAAGAGAAGACTTGGCTGATGTAATCTACAACATTGCACCAACTGAAACACCTTTTATGTCTAACGCAGGTAAAGGATCAGCTACTCAAACAAATCATGAGTGGCAAACTGATGGTCTTGCTAACGCAGCAGCAAACGCACAATTAGAGGGCGATGATGCAGCAAATTTAGCTACTGTCGCAACAACTAGATTAGGCGATTACACTCAGATATCTACAAAAGTTATCGGAGTATCTGGTTCTGATCAAGCTGTGACCAACGCAGGTCGTGGCGATGAACTTGCTTACCAAATGGCTAAAGCAGGTAAAGAACTAAAACGAGACATGGAACACACCATGATTGGAGTTGAAACTTTCAAAGCTGCAGGTGCAGCAGGAACAGCAAGAGAGCTTGGTTCTGTTGGAACTTGGTATGGAGGTAACATTCCTGGAACAGCAACAGCAGCTAACAACTATTCAGCTGCAGCTAACACTACTTATGCAAACGCAGCTGGAGCTGTGGGTGCAGGTTTAAATGGTGATGGTTTAGTTAAAAGAAACGCAAATGGAACTTTAAGAGCATACACAGAAGCTCTTTTAAAAGCAGGATTGAAAAAATGTTTTGATCTTGGTGGAAATCCAGATTGTGTAATGATGACTGCATCACACAAACAAACTGCTAGTGGTTTCAATGGAATTGCAACAAACACAAACGACATTAAAGATAAAAGAGTTATCGGTGCTGTTGATGTGTATGTTTCTGATTTTGGCGAAGTAACTTTTGTTCCAAATAGATTCCAACAAGAAAACAGAGTAGACATTTTGGAAATGGATAAGTGGGAACTATCTTATCTTAGACCTTTCCAAACTAAGGAACTTGCTAAAACAGGTGACTCAGACAAAAGAATGCTTTTAACTGAGTACACTTTAACTGCAAGAGCTCCAACTGCCAACTATGGTATTTTTGCTCTAACAGCTTAAATTAAATTTATATTAGGGAGGAAATTAGTTCCTCCCTTTTTAATTGAAGAGCATAAGGCTCGGAACAATTAAGGAAAACAAATGAGAACTTTAAACGATTATTTTTTAACAGGAAAAATTACAACTATCTCAACAGCAGGTAGTAGTTTTGTAACAGTTCCTGATTCTGGTCAAATTATTAAAATTTATACTACAATTAAAAATGCAATTACTTCTGCTGATGCAGGTCTATCTTTTGAAATAGGTGGAGTAGCAGTTGGTGGTGGTGGTATTACAATAACACAATCTGGTTCAGCTGCAGGAGATGTTGATTCAGCAACTCCATCAAGTGCAAATTATGTAGCAGAAGGTCAAACAATCGAAATGATTACAGATGGTGCATCTTCAACTGCTTGTGAGTGTGAAGTAACTTTCGTAATCAGAAGAATGGGGTAATTATGGCTAATGCAGGAATATATTATGGCAGACCATCAACAGTACATAAAATTGATTTTACTGCATCTTCGGTAGCTCAATCAAGTGCTTTTAGCTCAGACACAAGTTATGTAATGTTATGTTCAAAAACAGCAGGGTGTCATTTTGTTGTTGGATCATCTCCAACTGCAACTGTTAATGGATCATCGTTTTTACCAAAAGATGAAGTCATTTTTATTAAAGTAAGTGGTGGCGATAAAATTGCTGCAATAAGAGAAGACTCTACAAGTGGAAGTTTATACGCAACCGAAATGATATGACAAAAAAACTTTGGATAGATGAAAAAGATAGTGCATCAGTTGTAAAAACAAAAATGCACATTGATGAAAGTGAGAATAAATATCACTTTGAAGATGTGCAAGATGTTGAGCCTTTAATAGATATGAATAGAAAAGAATCTAATTTAGGTAATGATGCACTAAAATTTCATGGTGAACTTGGTAAACACGCAGGAATGACTAAAGTTGCCTCTATTCCTCTTGTTGTTGTTCAGCAACTTGCACAAAAAGGAATAATGAATCAAGCAGGTGGCATTAAGGATAAAGAAGCATTTAAAAAATGGCTTAATGATCCTGATAATAGATTTTTTAAAACTTATAATGGAAATATATAATGGCTTTAGACTCATACGCAAATTTAAAAACAGAAATTGCAAATTATTTAAACAGAACAGATTTAACATCTTACCTGGATACATTTATTGAATTAGCAGAATCTCGTATTGCTCGTGATTTACGATTACGAGAAATGGAAAATATTGATACTTCAATTACAACTGTATCTGGTACGCAAAGTTATGATTTGCCAACTGGTTATTTAGAAATGCGATATGTTGCATATCAAACAAACCCTTATACTTTTTTAACTTTTTTAGCTCCACCAGATTTTATGCGAGTATATAATGCAGGTGAAGGCTCTGGTACACCATCCCACTACACTATTATTGGTAGTAAAATTTATTTAGGAATGCAACCAGACGCAGCTAAAGTTTTAGAATTAGGATTTTTTAAACGACCAACAGGATTGTCTGCTGTTAATACATCAAATGATATTTTAACAAACTTTCCAGATATTTATTTATATTCTTGCCTCGCAGAAAGTGAGCCTTTTTTAATGAATGATGAAAGACTTCAAGTTTGGGCATCGCTATATAAAGAAGCAGTAGAGACTGCAAATAATTCTGCACAAAGAGGAAGAGCATCTGGAGCACCTTTAAATATGACTGCTAGAATGGTGGTCTAAATGGCTGACATTCAATTTGGTCAATTACAAGCAGATTTACCTGCTTATCAAAACACAGGATCAATTAAAATAAACAATGTAATTCCTTTGGCTGTTGGTTATAAATCTTTTCCAAGATTTGTAGCTTTAAGTGGAACAGGATTAGGCAATACACCAGTTGGATTATTTACTTCTTTCTCTGCATCTGGAACAACTAACTATGCAGGAGATACAACTAAACTATACCAAATGGATAGTTCACTTGTATTTCAAGATAAAAGTAAAGCAGGTGGTTATAGTAATTCTACAACTGAGGGATCAAGAGACTTTTGGGCATTCACGCAATTTGGATCAAATATTATTGCAACAAACCATGCTGATAATATTCAAAAGTTTGAAGAGGGAGTAGACTCAGCTTTTAGTGATTTAGTTTCTTTAAAAGCGAAATATTTAGCAGTAGTAAGAGATTTTGTTGTTGCAGGATATACAACTGAATCTTCAACTGTTTACAATCAACGAGTTAAATGGTCTGGATTAAATAATTCGGCTCAATGGACTCCAAGTCAAACCACACAGTCTGGTTATCAAGATATTGTTGGTACTCACGGAAATGTTCAAGCAATAGTTGGTGGCGAAAGCTATGGAGTTATATTCATGGAACGAGCTATTTATCGTATGGACTATGTTGGTACTCCATTAATTTTTCAATTTGATAAAATTGCAGATAACATTGGTGCTTTTGCACCTAAGAGTGTTGTTTCTTTTGGCTCGGATATATTTTTCTTAGCTCAAGATGGTTTTTATAAATTATCTGGAGGACAACAATTAACTCCAATAGGAATAGGAAGAGTAAACGAATTTTTCTTTGGAGATACAACTTCGAATTTTGAAGGAATTTGTTCAGCAGTAGATCCTAATAACTCAATGGTTATTTGGTCTTATAGAGGAAGTGGAGCAACTGGAACAGGAACAGTTAATAATAAATTACTTTGTTATAACTATGCAGTAGATAGATGGAGTACTGGTAGTGATCAAGATTTACATTTTATTAATTCTGCATCGCAAGAGGCTTTTACAACTTTAGAGGCTTTAGATATTTTAGGAACAATAGACGAGCTGCCATACAGTTTAGATAGTTATGCTTATGGTGAGGGAATTATTGGTTTAAGTGGATTTAATTCTGCAAAAAAATTTGGAAAGTTTTTAGGTGCAAGTTTAGATGCAACAGTTGATACAACTGAATTTGAGGGAGCTAAAAATCGCAATAGTACTTTATTAAATGCTAGACCAATTGTTGATGCTAATGGTAGTGCAAACACAACTATAACAGTAACTCCTATAACCAGGTCCTCTCAAGCTGATGCAGTATCAGAGGGATCGGCTGTTAGCACACAATCTAATGGTGATTGTCCTATGCGATCAACAAGTAGATATCATCGCCTTAGAGTAGATGTAACAGGAAATTTTAAAACTTTATCTGGAATTGATGTAGAGGCTAAACCAACAGGAAAAAGATAATGGCTCAAAACCAATATTTAAAAGTTCCTGTATCAATGCCAGATAACTCACAGCATTTACGATTAATATCAAATACTGTGAACAACACACTTGATGGAAAGTTAAACTCAACAGGAAGTATAACATTAACAGCAAGTGCAACAACAACAACTTTAACTGATAGAAGAATAGGAGCTAACTCTATTATTTTATTTATGCCTACAACGGCAAATGGAAATACAGCAAAAACAAATTTATATGTTTCTGCTAGAGCAGATGGATCAGCAACATTAACACACGCTAGTTCGTCAAATAATGATCAGACCTTTGGATATATTGTTATTGGATGATCATACAAGTACCTCCAGAAGATTTACACATCATCTGGAATCAAGTTGAGCCAAAAATTATAAAAGCTCTTGATGACTGTTATACAGCAAAAGATATTTTAGATGGCTTAATACAAAAAAGATTTCAACTTTTTATAAGTTGGGAAGACGAAGTGGAAAGTGCAGTCATTACAGAAATTGCACAATATCCACAAAAAAAGATTTGTCGTTATTTTCTAGCAGGAGGTAACAACATGGATAATTGGCTTGAGCCAATCCAAAAAGAAATTGAAAAATTTGCTAAACTTAATGAATGCCAATCAATAGAAGTGGCAGGAAGAAAAGGATGGGCAAGAAAATTAAAAGGATATGAACAGAAAGTATATTTATTTAACAAGGAACTATAATGAGTAAAGGCAGTAACCCACAAAATGTAACAACAACAACAAGTGCAGAACCATCTGAATTTGTTAAACCTTATGTTACAGAAGCATTCGATCAAGCACAAAATTTATTTCAATCAGCTACACCTAATTATTATCCTAATCAAACCTATACAGATTTTGCACCAGAGACTACTGCAGCTTTAAATTTAGCAACGCAAAGAGCATTAAGTAATCCTTTACTTGCAAGTTCACAAAGCGAAATAAATAAAATTTTGCAAGGCAATTATTTATCTCCAACAAGCAATCCTTATTCTCAAGCCTTATATAATCAAATTGCAGGAGATGTAACTTCTGGTGTTCAATCACAATTTAGTAAAGCAGGAAGACTAGGCTCGGCAGCTAATCAAGAAGTATTAGCAGGAGAACTAGGTAAGGTTGCAAGTCAAGTGTATGGCGATCAATATAATAAAGAACGAGATCGTATGGCTCAAGCTACGCAAATTGCACCTCAACTTGCAGCTATGGATTACCAAGACATACAAGCATTATCTGGTGTTGGTCAAACTAAAGAGGCGATGGATATGGCTAAGATACAAGATGCTATGGCTCGTTTTGATTTTGAACAACAAAAACCATATTACAAATTAAGAGAATATTTAGCATCTATTGGTGCATCAGTTCCACAAACAACAGCAGTAACTAAACCTGTCTTTAGAAATACAGGTGCAGGTTTACTTGGTGGTGCAATGCAAGGAGCTGAGTTAGCAGGAATGATACCTGGAATGGGATCTGGTGTAGGTGCTATCGGTGGTGGCATACTTGGAGGATTCTTTTAATGGTTAATACTTATAAATCTTATAATTTCGATCCAGAGACACCTTTACCTAAAGGTTATCAAGGTAGATCTGCACGAGACGAATATTTATATGGTGGTTATAATGCTTTTAATTTTAGTAATATGAGAAGGCAAAACGAAAGATTAGCAGGTAATATCGATAAAAACAGAAACTTTAGTGCATTAAATTTAAACAACGCACAAAAGAATAAAATTATAAATGACTCTTATTATAGAAATAATCTTGTACCACCAAATTTAGTACCATCTAACAGACAACCTGGAATTAATGCAGCTAACAACAGATTTTCAGCAATAAGTGATAAAGGTGGATCAGTAACTCCACCTAATTTTAAAAATAATTTATTAGATTATATTTTATCGCCTAAAGGTAAAGGTATGGCTCAAGGTCTCTTAGAGGCTAGTGGCTATTCAGATACTCCAGTTACTTTTGGTCAAGCACTTGCTATGGGAATAAAAAGAGGTAACGAAGCAGAGGCTAGTGCAGCAACTTCACAATTAGCAAGAGATAAATTTAATTACCAAAAAGAACAAGATATTTTAAATAGAGCTTTAGAGTATGCAAAAATAAGCGATGTTAATGTTCCTGCATTGCAACAAAATATTAGTGCAATGCTTCAAGCACAAGGTTTAAAACCTGGTACTCCAGAATACGATGTTGCTTTTGCAAATGAGATTCAAAAATATTTATCTAAATCTAGTGGCACAAAAGTAGATATTAAAATGGAAGCAGAGAACAAAGGTACTGAACAAATGTATGTTAATGCAGCTAATAGAAATGATGCAGCTTTTACAAAGATTCAAGAAACATCACAATTAGCCTCTGATCAAAATATTAGCATTGATTCCATGATGAGAATTATGCGAAATATGGATGAGTCTGATTTTGGTACATTTGGAACAACAAAATTATATTTAAAACAATTTGCAAAACAATTAGGTTTAAATCCAGAAGATATTTCAAGTGCAGAAGTATTTTATTCTTTAGCAGGTGATTTTGTTATGGGACAAATTGCTAAAACAAAAGGTGCAATTTCAAATAAAGAAATGGCATATTTTGAAATGATATCTCCAGGTTTATCTCGTTCTAAACAAGGTAACATTTTACAACTACAATTAGCAAAAGAAGTAAATAAATTTCATATAGATTTAGAAGAGAAAAGAGCTGATTTTGCAGTTAAAGCTGCAGATGCAGGTTGGGACTCAATTAAAACTGAGGCTGAATGGATTAAAGAATCAAAAAAATTATATTCAGAAAATAAAGTTATTGGAAATTTAGAAAAGAAAATGGAAAATAGTATTATTAACCAAGCCTACAATGAATTTGGAAAAGACAATTTACTTTTTAATCCTCGTAACACAGAAGATAATACATACATTAATGATCAGATACAAGCCTACTACGATGAAGAGGGATCAACAGTCGAAGATATAAAATTAGTTGGTTACACTAAAGAGGGATTTCCAGAATACATGGTTGATCTTGGTAATGATCGATATGAGTTAAGAACAATTAAAAAAGACTTGAGGAAAGAATAATGGCTGAAAAAACAAATGTAGGATCTGATGTAGGTAAAAGTTTACCCTCTGGTTTATTAAAAGCAGGAGCAGGATTATTATCTTTTCCAGAGACAATTTGGAATCTAGCAGGACATGGTGGTGCTTGGGCAGAAAGAAAGTTAGGTGATGCTACTGGATTAACAATACCTGGAATAATGGATTCTGATGCAACATACGAAGATGTTAATATTCCTTTATTGCCTAATTACGATCAAGCAAAAGATTATATGCGTATTTTTAAAAATAAAGATGGCGAGTCTATTGTAGATTATGAGTCACAAACACTACCAGGAAAAATGGTTAACACAGGTGCAGAGTGGGGATTAGGTGGCGGAGCTTTTACGAAGTTTCAAAAGTTTCCAACTATAATGGCTGCTGTTTCTGGTGCAGGTGGTGAGGTAGTTGAAGAGACTGGTGTTATAGGAAAAGATCAAGGTTGGAAAGTTGGTTTAGCCATAGATATTATTGGCAATATTACTCATGGAGTTATTAAACCAAATGATGCCAAAAGATTAAAAATGATCTTAGATGATCTAAATGAAAATGGTCAACTAGACGAAGTACAAAAAGTTATTAATGCAGCTAATGAAAAAGGAATTAAATTAACAGTTCCAGAGGCTATTGCAGGTGTGACTGATGACACTTCTATTTTATCAGTAGCAGATAATGTTTATGCAACATCTGGTGGTGGAGCAATTATTGATAAATTTACTAAAAATAGATTTCCACAATTAAACGATGCTCATAGAAAATTTTTAAATGATAATTTTGATATAATTGATGTTGATAAAATTGATCCAAAAATTATTACTAATGAATTTGTGTCCACATTAATTAAAGGACAAGATGACATTCGTATTGCTATTAATAAAAAAGCAAGAGAATTAAAAAATGGTGGTTGGTCTAAATTTGATGAGGGAACATTTAATTTTGAAGTAACTGCAGCTTATATGAAAAACTTGTTTAACCGAGTTAAAAGTGGCGATACTGCATCTAGAGAATTAATTGAACAAAATATATTAAATAAAATTACTGCTAAAGGTAAAAGTGATTTAAGTATCACTAACTTAAAAAGAATATACGACGATGGTATGGATGTCGTAAAAGAATTAAGAGTTAATGGTCAAAACAATAAAGCCTTTTCTTTAGAATCTGAATTAAAATTAATTAGAACAGTTTTAGATAATAACCAATATTACAAAAGAGCAAGTGAATTTACTGTAAGAGCTAATAAAAAACTTTCAGAAAAAATGGATGCTTTAACTATTGGTGGTCAAGTAAATAAAATTAAAAATTTAGAAAACTCTATGAACACTATTAGAAAAGTTTTATTTTCTGAAGATGTAAGTCACTTAAATATTCAAAAGTTATCTAAAGAATTAAACAAGATTGATCCAAGTTTATTTCCAGAAGTATCTGGTATGTTGTTCTCTAAAAACTTTACTAAGTTAATGAATAAAGCTGATGATCCGATGATTGGAATGAAGTTTTATAATTTAATGATGGGTAAAAACCAAAAACTTACAGAACAATTAATTAAAGGAACTGCGTCTGCTCAAGGTAAAAATGTTGATGAGGCTTGGTTAGGTTTTCAAAAACTAATGACAATTTATAAATCAACAGGATTTAGAGCAACAAAAGGATCTTCAACTGCAGCTAGACAAGAGCAATTTGCAGAATGGAAAAAATTAGGAATACCTCTTGAAGGAGTTGATATTACAAAACCATCTACATTATTAGAAGGTTTTAAAAATTATTTATTTAATTCAAGAGCAGAAGATTTAGCAACAGCATTTACTGATCCTAACGGCATAGAAAAATTAATTAAGATTGCTAATGCAACTAGATGGGGACAAGTATCCTCTAACATGAATGCTTTGTTTGGTCTTATTCCAGAAGAAGTAAAAGAGGGTGATCCAGAACATATAAAACAACAAAATATAATTAAAAACGAATTATTAAATAAGACAGGAGTTGAATAATGACAGTATCGGCTTATAGCACCACAGCATCAAGCAATACAGCAATCAATGGCATTAACATTAATACAGGGATGCCTCCCTCAAATGTTGATAACGCATTAAGACAATATGGAAAAGATATTAGAGATGTTTGGAATGATAAAGAATGGTTTATATTAGGCGATGGTGATGGCACAGCAACTTTTACAAGAGCTTCCTCAACTTCTATAACTGTTCCAACTGATATTACCTCTACCCACCATGTTGGTAGACGAGTTAAAGTTTATGGAAGTAATACTGGAACTATTTATGGAAAAATAGCAACTAGTTCTTATTCTAGTCCAAATACAACTTTAGCTTTTACTTTTGATAGTGGATCTATAAGTGGATCAGATACAACTGTCGATGTTTATGTTGGAAGCACTTATACTAATCCAAGCATTCCTGTTATTCACGATACTTCTTTAGGAACAAGTCAAATTTTACCTCCCTCTCAAGGAGCAGTAAAAACTTATGTTGATGCTCAATTAACAGGACAAGATTTAGATTTTGAAGGTGATAGTGGATCATCCTCTGTGGATTTAGATTCACAATCTTTTGATATTGCAGGTGGAAGTGGAATTACAACAACTGCCTCAGGACAAACTTTAACTGTTGCAGGAGATGACGCAACAACATCAGCGAAAGGTGTTGCTAGTTTTCATTCTGATAATTTTGCTGTAACATCTGGTGCAGTAACTATTAAAGATGGTGGTGTGGCAAATGTAGAACTTGCTAATTCATCAGTTAATTATGGTGGAGTAAGTTTATCTCTTGGTGGTAGTGATACAACTCCTGCTTTTAATTTATCTGATGCAACTGGTTATTCTGCCTCTGCTTTAACAGGAACTGTTGGCAACTCTCAAGTTGCAACTGGAATAGATGCAGCTAAACTTGCTGATGGATCAGTTTCAAATACAGAATTTCAATATATTAATTCTTTATCTTCAAATGCACAAACGCAATTAAGTGGAAAATTAACTGCCTCAAATAATTTATCTGATATTGGAACAGCTTCAACTGCAAGAACAAATTTAGGTCTTGGAACGATTGCAACTCAAGCTGCAAGTAGTGTAGCAGTAACAGGTGGCTCAATTACTGGAATAGGTAGTCCCTCAAATAATTCTGATGTCGCAATAAAGTCTTATGTAGATGATGCAGTTGCAGGTCTAAGAAATAGAACTGTTGCAGAATGTGCTTCAACAGCCAATGTAAATATTTCTAATGGTTTAGAGGCAGGAGACACAATAGATGGTGTTACTCTTGTTGCAGGAGATAGAGTATTATTAAAAGATCAATCAACAGCAACAGAAAATGGTTTATACCTGGCAGTATCAAGTGGTGCAGCTAGTCGTGATCCAGAACATGATACTATTGCAGAATTATCTGGTGGCATGATTGTTGTTAATCAAGGATCTACTAATAATGATAAAATATTTTTATGTACTACTGATAATTCTGGAAGTGTTGGATCAACCAATATTACCTATACTGTTATAACACCCTCAAATACAGGGACAGTTACGAGTGTTGGTTTAACTCAATCTGGAACAGAATTTACAATCGGATCAACTCCAATAACATCAAGTGGCAATATTACTATTAATGTTAACAGAATAGCTGCAACAAAAATTGGAGCTAACACTAATGTTAGTGATACTGAATATGGTTACTTGGCAAATGTGTCAAGCGACATACAAACGCAAATAGATGCCAAATCAGGAGCAGGTTTTGCTGTTGCAATGGCTATCGCTTTATAAAGAAAGGAAAACTAAATGGCTCAAAATTTTAGAAGATATACTGAAAATAATGTCGGTACATCTGCTGTTGATATTCCTGATGGCTCTAATTTTGATAGTTATGATGCAATCGTTGGAATTTCTTTAGCAAATGTTGGATCATCAGCAATCAATGTTGATTGTTATATTAATGATGGATCAAACGATATTTATTTAGTTAAATCAGCACCGATACCTACAGGTGGAGCATTACAAGTATTAGATGGTGGAGCAAAGATTGTTGTTCAATCTGGAGATCGTCTCTATGTTAAATCAGATACAGCTAGTTCATTAGACGCATGGGTTAGTGTCGTAGATGCAATAAGCACATAAGGAGGATATTTTGGGATATATTGGGAACACACCTGCTGATAAATTTTTAACTTTAGCAAAACAAAATTTTAGTACATCAGCAACAACATCATATACTTTAGATAGTGCTGTATCTTCAACGCAAGATATTGCTCTGTTTATAAATAATGTTCGTCAATCGCCTGTAGATGCTTATAGTGTAAGTGGCACATCATTAACTTTAACCTCTGCAACAGCAGGAACAGATGAAATGTATTGTGTCTATTTAGGAAAAACAGTAGGCACAGTTTCTCCTTCAGTAAATTCTATAACTAATGCTATGATGACAGATGACTCTGTTGGATTAGCCGAACTATCAGCAACAGGAACACCATCAAGTTCAAATTATTTAAGAGGAGATAATAGTTGGCAAACTATTTCAGGAACAACAATTAACACCAATGCTGATAACAGAGTTATTACAGGTAGTGGCACAGCAAATACTTTAAATGGCGAAGCTAATTTAACTTTTGACAGCACAGATATAACTGTTGCAGGTAGTGGTGGAATAATATTTGGATCAAGTGGAGAAACTTTAAACTCTTATGAAGAAGGAACTTGGACACCTGATATGCAAACAGGTGGATCAAATCCTAGTTATGCAACACAACTAGGATATTATGTTAAGGTTGGAAAAACTTGTACTGTTACTATGAATTTGAATTACACATCAAGTTCTAGCAATATTGGTCTTTGGGGTGGATTACCTTTTACTTGTAATGCTAATGGTGGAGCAGATTCAAGAGGTTGGATTTACCATGATAAAAATACAACTATGTATTGTGCTTTAATAGGATCTAATGGAACAACTTTTTATATAAGACCTCAAGGCACTTATTCTGGTGGATTAATGTCGCCAAGTGATTTTAGTGGCAAAAGTATGATGATGACAATAACTTATCCTACAGCATAGAAAGGAGAAAATATGGCTTTAGAAAAAGAAACAGTAATTGCACAAATTGAAGTAGTTGGAAAATATAAAGTAATTCAAGTTGCTAAAGATACTGTTGTTAAAGAAGATGGTAAAGAAATTTCAAAAAGCAGACATAGAACAAGTTTTATGCCTGACCAAGATGTTTCAGATCAAGATAATGAAATAAAAGATATTGCTAATGTTGTTTGGACTGATGCAGTTAAAACAGCTTGGAATAATGAAAAAACTAAAAGAGAAAGTAGTTAAATGGCAATAGATAAAATAGATGTAACAAAAGGTATTACAGGTAATCTTCCTGTTGCCAATTTAAACTCTGGTACTTCTGCTTCTTCAAGTACATTTTGGAGAGGAGATGGAACTTGGGCGAGTATAGGTGGAATAGATTGTGATGCCGATGCTTGGGCAAGAGTTACTCCTGTGACAGATCAAGATGTTGCAGGTGTTGTTGATTTTTCAACATCAATTCATATGGGAAGTAATATTTCTGAAAGTGGTGGTAGAGTGACAGTTGCTACTGCTGGTTGGTATTTAATTACTTTTCAATTTTCAAATCAATCTGCATTTTCAGATACCATGAATGTTTATTTAAGAAAAAATACAACAAGACAATTAGGAAGTATTTACTGGGAAGGTAATACAGAAATTAATTATCTTGGTATGACCGCATCAGTTTTATGTGAGGCGGCAGCAAATGATATTTTTGATATTTATGGAAGTGGTTATTGGGCAGGAAACACAAATAATCAATCAACAACTTATTTTACAGGTGTCAGGTTAGGAGCATAATATGACTAATAAAGTAGATGCAATAAGATCATTATTTAAAGGACAATATAACAAAGCGACAGAAGATAAAATTGATTGGAAAGATGGTCACACTACAACTGATGCAGAAAATACTAAAATTAATGCAAAAATTTCTGAACTACAAGTTATTGAAAATAGAAAAAAAGAATATCCTACAATAGAGGAGTGTGTTCATGCAATTCTTGATGATACTTTAACCGATTTACAAGCAAAAAGAACAGCAGTAAAAAATAAATACCCAAAGGAGAGTAGTTAGATGGCATATGTGGGCAACAGTCCTGAAAAAGGAAATTTTCGCAAGGCAGACCAAATTACCTGTTCTGCCACAGCAACTTACAATCTTTTAGTTGGTGGAGTAGCAGTTAATCCAAATCAAAATCAAGTAATCTGTAGTTTAAATGGGGTGGTGCAATCATCTGGAGATTCATATACAATAGCCAATTCTCAAATTACCTTTGCAAGTGCATTAACAAGTTCAGATGTTATAGATTTTATTTTAATATTAGGAGATACTTTAGATGTCGGAGTACCAAGTGATGATACAGTATCTACTGCAAAGATACAAGCAAATGCTGTAACTACTGCTAAAATTACTGATGGTAATGTAACTGCCGCTAAAATTGCTAGTGGTGTAGTTCCGAGTTTAAGACCTAATGCAAACCCATTAATTATAAATGGCGATATGGTTGTGGCTCAACGAGGAACATCAACAGCTTCAATAACTGGTGGTGGTTTTTATACAGTAGATAGATTTGGAACAAATAATTCTGGTGCTTTTATTGGTACATGGACACAAACACAGGAAAGTTTATCAAGTGGAGATGCTTTTACTGATGGTTT